AATTAAAATTAGCAGACTGGATTATAGACAATATACCTTCTCATTCAGTTTATTTAGAGCCATTTTTTGGATCAGGCGCAGTATTTTTTAATAAGTCAAAATCAGAAATTGAAACTATAAATGATATAAATAATGATGTTTATAATTATTTTAAGGTTTTAAGAGACTATCCAGAAGAGTTGATAACAGCTTTATCTTTAACGCCATATTCAAGAAAAGAATATATAGAAGCGTATTATATGCCAGATGATAACGATAATTGTATAGAAAAAGCCAGAAAGTTTGCTGTTAGGTGCTATATGGGATTTGGCGCATCTAATAGATATAAAAACGGTTTTAGAAGCTCACAAATGCATGGGAGTCCAGATATTCCGCGATGTTGGAAAAAATTACCCGATACGCTGTATTTAGCTTCTAATAGACTTTTAGATGCTCAAATAGAAAACTTAGATTATAAAGAATTACTTAGCAGATATAATACAGAAGATGTATTTATATATTTAGATCCGCCTTATTTACAGAATACAAGAAAAGCTTGTCTATATAAAAACGAAATGGATTTAAAAGATCACGAAGAGCTACTCAATATTATTCTTAAGCATTCATCTAAAATTATGATCTCAGGATATTCAAGCCCATTATATGATGACGCGTTAAAAAGATGGAAAAAAATTACAAAAAATAATGTAGTTGAAGGAGGTTTAATAAGAGAAGAAGTTTTATGGATGAATTACGAAACAGAGCCTATGTTATTTAATTTTGATGAAATAGGAGAATAAAAGAAAATGACTAAAGTAGATCCAGAGCTTTTGTGGCAACGTTATATTAAAAATCATCCGCACGATGTTTCTGTATGGATGAGATATTTACAGAATCCAACAAAAGAAGGTTTAACAGGAATGCTAAGAAATATGTTTTATTGTGGTGTAAGAGCAAGAGAACATTTTGAAAATAATTCTAATGATAATTTAGGAAATCTAATGGAGTAAAAGAAAATGGAAGAAAGAAAAATTAGACAGATTAAAGGCGCATTATTAAAGTGTGCAGAAGAAAACAGAAATAAGCCGACACCAACATTCAATCAGAATATTAGTGCATTATGTACTGATGCAGAATTAAGAATTAGGGAACTTGAAGAAGAAAACGCAAGAATGAAGAAAGACGGAGATGATTTATCTAAGAAGTTTGATTACCAAGTTAAACGAGTAATGGAACTTGAGAAGCAAAACGAAGAACTAAAAGACAAGGTTGAAATGTACGACTTTTTTTATGAAGGTAACGGCTTTAAGCGGCGCGGATTAAATAACGCAATTCAGATTGCAGAATATATAAATAAATTGGAAAAGAAAAACGCAGAACTAAATATGGCACTATCAAAAGTTGAAAATGAGTATGATGTTATGTTTTGGAAGAAAAACGACATTATAGCCAAAGCAAAAGAAATTATAAATGACTGTGTGTGTGAGTTGCAAAATATATTGTTTTACAAAATGAGAAACAAAGAAAGAATTGCAAGTACTTTAGACAAGGCAGAGCAATTCCTTAAAGATAGCGAGGTGGAGAAATGACAGAAAGAAAATTAAAGAAATATAAAACAAAGAATAATTACATCTGTAAAAGATGTGAAGGTCGTGGACTAATTCAGATTGCAGAAAATAAAAAGGGCTTAATGAAATGTCCTAACTGCAAAGGAACAGGAGTTGAAGAATGTTTTATTACTACGAAAAAAGCCTAGAAGAAGAAATCTATGAGTATTGTATAAAGAATGGTATTCCGCTTATTTATGGCGGTTTATTGTTGAGTTACAGACATTAGCGAGGTGGAGAAATGAATCAAATAACTAATAATAAACAGGAAGATAAATTAAGAGCGAACACAAAACCATCTAAGCAATTTATTGAAAATAATAAGCATTATTGTGGTACATGTAAAGATACTGTTTGCTGTAATAAAGGAAAAGATAAGTATGCATATTGTTGTGGAGGTCCAGAATGATCGCAGTAAAAGCAGATGAAGCTATACAGCAGGCAGAAACTTATGAGCTGCAGAATATTGTAAAAAAATCTTGAAGAAGTACAGGAAGCATCTGAAGCGTGTAGATTTATGGAGGCAAGATTAAATTCTATATGGTGTGCAATAAGAAATAATGTTTTAATAAAGCAATCATATCATATAGAGGAAGTTAAAAAGTTTGCACATAATCTTGCAAATGAAGCAGTCCAATGCGCCGCAGTTTGTGAGCGTTTTATAGAAACTATAGAAAGGGAGGAAAAACACGAAAGACTTCTTTAGCAAAAAGTGGGTACAGATTACTGCATGGTGTTTTATCATTGCAGGAACACTTGTACTACTTTTAGGTGGCGTAACAGCTGGCGAGATCGCAAAGGTCCCAGCCCTGGTTGCCGGAATTATTTCAGCTATTGGATTGTTAATTGTTTTCATTAAGAATGCAATTACTCCAAAAGATGAAACAAAAAAGTAAATGTAAACATAGTTTACATAAAGCTGGCGTTGCCAGTAAAAACATTTTAAGGGCTTAAGCCCGATATTAGGAACAGCTAGGGAGCTGGTGAAAATCCCTACCTCTTAAACGTTTAAATTTTACTTCAGTTGTCAGGGCTTTATGTAAGGTTTGCATAAAGCCCGTTTTTTTGGGTATAATAAAGCTATGGATAATATTAGTACAGATTTACAGAAGCAGATTGATGAGCGAATCAGAATTGAAAAAGTAAAGAACATTACAAGATCTTGTAAAGATAAACTATATGAGATCTGTAAAAATCAAATAAAGCAAAAGTAATTAAAAAGCTGTCTTAAAAAGGCAGCTTTTTTTATTATATGTTTATGTCAGTTTAATATTACCTGCTGTATTCTTTATCTTATGGAAGATAAAGAAGAACTTATTAAAACCTTGGAAACACGCTGGCAGCAGTTAAAAGATAACCGCGCAAAGTTTGAAGGTAACTGGACCGAAGCGCAGCAATACGCTGATAACGTTGTAATGAACTGGGGAAAGCCAGGCGAAGTACCTAGCCGGCCTAAACGTTTTACTTCTAAGCCATATCAATATAATAAAACTCTTGTAGCCGGAATATTAGGATATGCCGTAAGCCCTTCACTTGTGTGGTTTAAGCTTGGTATGGAAAACACAGATTTGCTTAAAGAATACGGCGTTAAAGACTGGCTTGAAAAATGCGAAAGTGAATTACTTGCTATGTATAATAGAAGTAATTTTTATAAAGAGACTAATCCGGCCGTAAAAGACTCTACGAACATAGGACATGGCGTACTTTATATTGATGAAGATATTGAAAACAGACGACTACGCTTTACTCACTTTCCGGTAAATGAGATATTCCTTGATATAAACAGCTACGGCGATGTAGATACCTGCTTTAGATGGTATGCAGATACATTACGCAATATCGCAGACTTCTTTGGAGAAGATAACTTAAGTGAAAAAATGCGCGATCAGCTGAAAGAAACAGCGCACTGGAATGACTCACATGAAATACTTATGTGTGTTTATCCGCGAGAAGATTATAACCCGGAGCTTAAAGACTCTAAAAATATGCCTTATGCTTGCATCTACTTAGAGCTTGGTGAGCGCCATATACTTAAAGAATCAGGCTTTAGAGAGTTTCCGTTTGCTGTATTTGAATGGGAGCGCATACCAGGCTTTGCTTATTCCAGCAGCCCAACAATGGATGCAATGCCGGATATTAAAGCATTAAACATCATCAAAAAATCAAGCTTACAGATTGCACAGACTTCTGCAGAGCCACCTATGATGGCTAGTAATGATATGCACGATATTGACCTTAGTCCGCGCGGAATCACTTACTTGCCTACTAAAGACAGCCGCTTAGAGCCGGTTCGCACCGGTGAAAACTATCCTATTACGCTGCAGGAGCTTGCCAGCTATGAGCAGGCTGTAAAAGATTGGTATTACGTAGACTATTTCCTTGCACTGCAGGAGCGTAACCAGCAGATGACAGCTACAGAAGTTATGGAGC